AAGCAGCATCAACTGCTGGTCTTGGACCAATGGCTGCACTTCAAGCGAAGTGTGGTATTCCAGCTGATGGTAAGTGGGGCCCAGGAACATTCAAGGGTGCTAAGGATTACTACAAACTTTCTACTGCACAGGCTGCGCACTTCTTCGGACAATGCGCTCATGAGTCCGGTGGCTTCAAGGTGTTCTCAGAAAATCTAAACTACTCTGATAAGGGTCTCAACGGCATCTTCAAGAAGTATTTCCCAACAATCGCATCGACTGCTGGGTATGCTCGTAAGCCAGAAAAGATTGCAAACAAAGTGTATGCTAATCGTATGGGCAATGGGCCAGAGTCATCGGGTGACGGATATAAGTTCCGTGGTCGTGGCCCAATCCAGTTAACTGGTAAGGATAACTACACTGCATTCTCACAATCAATCAAGCGCCCTGATGTCCTGACAAACCCAGACATCGTAGCAACAGAACTTGCTTTCGAATCCGCGCTTTGGTTCTTCAATAAGAATGGCCTATTCGCAATCGCGGATAAGGGTGTTACCGATGCAGTTATTGGTCAGATTACTCGTAGAGTAAATGGTGGAACGCATGGTCTTGATGACCGTATTAAGAAAACTAAACAATACGCAAACTGGGGATAAGAATATGCTTAATCAAATCAAAGATGCACTGAAAAAACTTTTTGGTTTTGTAGACGCTAACAAGGACGGTAAGATTGACCTCGCTGAGGTTACTGCCGCAGTTGATAAGGCAGAAGCAAAGGTTGAACAAGTTAAAGCAGTTGTCAAAAAAGCACGTAAACCAAAGGCAAAGTAATTGGAATCGTTGGAAACCAAAGTCGCGGTAATCGAACATGACCTGAAGCAAATTCAGGTTGTGTTCGGTCGCCTTGACCTCGCAATCGAAAAGATTGGTGATGTTTCCAACTGTATTAATAAAATGCTCGCCGTTCACGATACTAAACTCGAGGCACAAGAAAATGTCAATGAAGATATCTACCAGAGTTTAGAGGTGCATAGACAAGAAACCAAGGCAAGTAACGCCGAGTTACATTCGCGTATCACAACAACCACTCGTGAACTTGAAGCAAAAATTCAGTCTACCGAAGACAAGATGCTTGCTGCTATCAAAGACCTCAAGGGTTCAGTTGATAAAGAAGAAGAAAAACATAAAAATCGTATTGACAAATTGGAAAGAACAAAGTATATTATGATAGGTGGTGGCATTGTTCTTGGTGCTATCATCACAAAAATATTACCAATGGTGATGAAGTTCTTCTAAAAGGGTTGACTTACACCAGCAAAAGGTGTATAGTAAAATCTATGAGCGCATATATTGATATTCAGTTTCTCCACGCAATCTCGTATCGCCTGGAGAACTTCAAGAAAAAATCTAACGATCTTTGGAACTGCAGGTGTCCTATCTGTGGTGACTCCTTGCGCAACAAAAGAAAATCTCGAGGCTATTTCTTCTTGGGAAAGAATGACCTAAACTATAAGTGCCATAACTGTGGCGTATCTATGGGCTTCGGTAACTTTCTAAAGCAGTTTGATGACAACCAATATAGGCAGTATGTCATACAACGCTATGCAGATACTGCTAAAGTTGGACCTGCAAAGTCACATAAGAAAATTCAAGACGTTCTAGATTTTTCTCCACCTGTATTCACCAAGAAGCCAGACCCTAAACTAATCGACCAAATTATGGATCGACTTGACACACTACCAGATGACCACGAGGTAATTCAATATGTTACTGACCGCAAAATCCCTCGCGATGCTTTTAGTCGGTTGTATTTCATTCCTAATGTTAAAGACATCATACAACTTAATGCCAAATACAAAGAGTCCATCATCACAACCGAGCCGAGGCTTGCGATTCCTTTTTTTGATGGCTCTGGTAAACTCCTTGTTGTTAGCCTTCGCGGAATCCGAGGCGAGTCATTACGTTATATTAATGTTAAGGTAGATGAAGATGCGCCATCCATTTTCGGTCTGGATAAGGTCGATCCTACAAAAGAAATACTTGTTGTCGAAGGGCCCCTTGACTCCCTTTTTCTGGATAATTCTATCGCTTGTGCTGGAACGTCATTCGGAAAAATCGACCAACTCCCGATACAAAAAGAAAAAATAACAATTATTTTTGACAATCAACCTAAAAACCCAGAAGTCGGTAAGTTGATGAATAAGTATATAGATATGAGTTATAAGATGGTAATCTGGCCAGACAGTGTTCCCGGTAAAGATATCAATGAGATGATTGAAAATGGATTGACACCCAATGAAATTCATGCTATTATAAATGATAATACGTTTCAAGGGCTAGCAGCAAAGGCAAGATATGCCATGTGGAGAAAGATATGAGCGAATTGGTCGCTAATGAGTATGGCGTAGAACTCCGCCATACCAGAATTACAAAGCTACGTATACATCGCACAGACGATATGTGGTTGGTTGAGTATCGCCGAGAGCCTCGTTGGTTCCTTGGCCTCGACCGCTGGTGGTGGTTCGATGATGGTAGATATGCAGATTATGCAGACGCAACTGACCGTGTAGACCATCTATTGGGTGTTGGTTTCGTAAGTAAGGCACAGTTCCAGACAGTCAAGGAGTTTGAAGTAGAGTAATGCAAGGCACTCTGGATGATTGGATCTCTGTTTCATTTACAGATACCGATATGGTCTGGAATGTAAACATCACAGAAGAAATGTTGGACATTGCTTATTCCGCAACGCTAGAAGAAAATTGTAAACTTACGGTAATGAATCTGCCATCTTCTATTGGTAGTCGACCCGCGGTTTGTCTTAGTGGCGGTATAGATAGTCAAACTGTTGTGGACACTTTTTTATATGCAGGAGTTACACCTGAAGTTGTAATATTCAACTTCCTAGATGACCATAATATACATGATGTCGGCCATGCTATAAAGTTTTGCGAGTCTCGAAACATAACTCCTCGTTTGATTGACTTCGATGTTATACGGTTTTTAAATAACCAGTTATATGATTTCGCCACCAAGTATAAAATCTCAAGTCCACAATTTGCAGTGCATTTATATCTGGTAGGCAAATTGAAAGACCTAGGATATACCTCTGTAATTTTTGGCGGTAATAACTTATCACAATATATAAAAGGAGGGTGGTATACTCCTAAGAAAGAAGAAACTGATTGGTGTAAATATTCTCAAGAAATAAACTTTCCAATCATCGGCAGTTTTTGGTTACAGGATTGGAGACTCTCTTTGATGGCAACAATATACATGCCATATTATGACGGCGCCATTTTAAACTATCAGTCAAAGATTACTGGATATAAAACTATGGGGTATGATGTAATACCTCAAGAGCAAAAATACAATGGGTTTGAAACTATTAAAAAATATTACGAAGAAATGACGGGTGATGGATGGACATTCGAACATCGATTTCGAGACCCAATAAAGAAACACGCTGGTATCTATAAAAATAATCTTATTGTAGTTGATTCTAAGATTTCAAACCGAATGCGTGATATGAAACAGAAAATCTACCAGGAAATCTAAAGGATTTTTAATATTTGTGGCTGAACAAATTTCTCTAATACGACCATTCGGTCCTCAGATTGGTATAACGAATCTTCCTGAAAATATTAATCGGGAAGTCCTCTCCATGTGTCTCACTTATGAGCATGATGCCAACCGGAGAATAAATTTTCTGCTGTCGGGATTGATTAAAAAAGAGTTTAGTATCAAAACTGAACTGGTCAATTCTAATGCCATGCCCGTAATAAAACAAGCAGTATTAGAATATCTTTCTTCCGCGATAAGTGTTTACACAGAATTTGCACCTTTTGACGAAAAAGATATAAAATGTACCGAGGCATGGTGTAACATTCAAGAAGTTGGCGAATTTAATCCACTACATTCTCATCCATATGATGATATTGTCGTTGTGTTTTTTCCGTTGATAGATATCGATATTAACCATCAAACATATATGCGCGGCCCTAATAAAGAATCTCCTGGCAGTCTATTATTTAATTATGGATCAGGCGACCCTTGTTTCGGTAACATTATTCATAAGGTAACACCACAGACAGGAAAACTTTATGTGTTTCCGGCATCTCTACAGCATTACACGATACCACTGGTTAATGACAAAGACATGCGTGTGTCTGTTAGTTGTAACTTTTCCTTGTGGGACCTTCGTATAAAAAAGCCGGCACTTTATGCTTGACCAACAACAGAAACTCCTCGTATTGAGAGAACAATTGATAGAGGGCCATAGTGATATACTGGTGACCGCAGAATCCTATGCACAGTTAGCAGAGGAAACACTAGTAACACTGACAAATGCAACGGTAGCTGAATTTGAACATGCATATGGTAAGATTGCTGGTTGTGAACTGGTGATTGTTGCGCTGGGCAGTCTGGGTGGTGGACAGATGACACATACATCGGACTTGGATATCATCACACTGTTCACGGGAAATCCTATCGCGCAATCTGATGGTCCGAACAGACTGGATGCTACACAATACTACAACCAGCTGGCAAAGCAGGTAATTATTGCACTGAGTAAAGCATATGAAACCGGAATAGGATTTCAACCATGGTATACGGATGATACATTCTGCACATTCGTTGAAAGTTTTGAGCAATATCATAGAGAAAATGCGTGGCCACATGAGCATATAGCACTTGCTAGGGCGCGTGTAGTATTTGGTTCTTCATGCACAGGAACACATGTTGATACAGTTATCCGTGATATTTTACTTGCACAACGAAATGCTTATAAACTACGCTATCGGATAGCAGCAAGACGCGAGGACGTTGCGGCGCAGCACCACCGCCCAGAGGGCGCGCTAGATGTAAAATGGGTATCTGGCGGATTGATGGATATAATATTCATTACTCATACGTTGCAGTTGGAGACGCAAGTTGGTATGAAACCACAACTCACCCTTGCGATTGATGAACTAATTGCAGCTGGTCACCTAACATCTGAAATCGCTGATGCATATGACATGATGATGCGATTGAAGATGCTGGTGTGCATACTCGCACCTGATTATGCCGTTCCAGATGAGGCAACAAGACAACTGATTGCAACCAGATTAGACTATAACGACTGGGATGAATTGATGAAAGCACTCATGTATTATCGTCTGGTTGTGATGACGCAGTGGCAAAATATATTCGACCATACATTTTTTTGATTGGGCTAACGAATGAGTTTTAAGATATACAGAAACATCTTTACACCTGAAATATGTGCGGAACTTATTGCCATGGTTCCCACATTATCAGAAAACTTCACTACATTTGCGGGCGTAGACACAACAAGAAAATTGGAGTCAACTAGACGGTCTGAAGTCGCATTCTATTTGAACCAACTATCTGAGTTAGAGTCGCAAAAGTATTGTGATATGATTTATTCTAATATTCCTAATGTTAGAGCAACTGCATTTAGAATAATGCACTATCCTACAGGATCTTGCATTAGAGACCATCGAGATACATGGGCGGCTATTGATGGTGAATCCAACTCTGGATTGATAATTCAATTAAATGATCCTAACTCATATGAAGGTGGATATCTTGCAATCGAAAGAGAATTTATAAATCTAGATATCGGTGATGGGGTGTATTATGGATATGAAAATTTACATGGTGTATCAACTATAAAGAAATCTGAACGTTGGATTCTCAATGTTCGAATGCTCGCGGGGAAATAAAATGCAGGGATTTGAAAACGATAAATTCATATTTTATACAGCAGGTAAAATCGGGACAAGAACTCTAATGTATACCGATGGTATGAGAGATCTTACAATACCTTGGAATATACCTACGCACATACAATTTTCATTGCGCAGAGAAGCACTGAATGTCATACTCACGCAAAAAGAAATTACAGGCAAGAAGATTATAATCTTGATTCGCGAACCTGTATCTAGGTTTCATAGTGGAATGTTTGAACTCGTTGGTAAGATTTTAGGCGGGCCATATATTAAGCAGATACTGTCGCAGGGCGGTGATGTGTCCTTTCTTAATGACCCAACTTTCTGGATAAGAATTAATGAACAATGTTTGCGGTTTTCTTCTAGAAATTGGTCACCACATAAAGAATTTGAGAGTCACCGGTGGCAATATCATATAGGCAACTGGTTACATGACGCAGAAATGGTTTCTGAAATTTTTACTGACAGCATCATATTAAACATCAAAGACCTAAGCAGTTTCTTAGTCTCAAACAACATACCCAACTCGCACTTGAATAAATATTCAAATATCGTTCCAGATGAATATGAATACGATACTAAAACCGTATTTGATTCATATATTCAAGGATTGGAAATGTTAACACATAGAAAACCTATGTTTGATACATACCTGGCACCTGAAAAAGAGTGCTATGAAAGACTAATAAATAGTCAACAATATTACAGAATAGAATGAATTAATTGCGAGAATCTATTAAATAATTCTGTCACGATTGATTCCAAATTGTCGAAACGAATAAATAGTATGAAACAACAGATATAAGGAAATCTAAATGAATTTTAATGTTCAATTTGAAACCGCGAGTGCAAGAAACAGTTTTGCCAATAAAGTCGGTCTCGCAACTGAAGACTCAACTAGTATTGCAGTCAATGCAAATCTGTTTACGTATGCAATGCGGTATCCAGATGCGCAAGTGTCGTATGATGGTTCAGAGATAAAACTTATTGTTGAGTCTTCATATTTACCTGACTGTCCTGAACATACTGTGATTTCGACTGACGGTTCGTATTCGGTTGTCGAGACTACAGATCCTATTGGGGTTTATACTGCTTGTTCTGGTAATGTTGATTGCGCAGATGTTGGAATAAAACTTCTGTCACAACTTTCAGGTCCATCAATTACGACACCGAATGATTGGGCGAGACGCAGAACTTCTAATCGGTTTAGACCGTTTAAAGAATTTAAAACTTTTAATATTACCACCACAAATAAACCTGTTGTATTTGTTGTTGACTCAGGAATAAGTCCTCACGTAGAGATTGAAGGTGTCGAAGTAGTAAACTTCGGTAAACTATCTTTTGATTCTTATGCAGATAATTTGGGCCACGGAACTGCGGTTGCTTCTTGTATCGCAGGAGAAAACATTGGTGTTACGCAAAATGTTACCTTATATAACTATAAGGCATTCGATAATACAAAACCAACGATACTTGAACTCGGAACTGTTCTAGACGAGATTAAAGAATTTAAACTAAACAATCCATCTTCAAATGTGACCATCAATGTCAGTTGGGCAACTCCATACAGTCCTTACTTGATTAACAAGTTTCTTGATGTGATTTCCGCTGGATGCGTTGTTGTCTGTGCTGCTGGTAATGGAGCCGATGATGTTTCCAATTATACTCCAGCCGGTATGCCAGAAGTTATCACGGTTGGTGCTATCGACGATGATGATATTGTTGCTGGATTTACTACAACTTCAACAGCGGATGCATCTGTATCTTCGCCATATGGACAATCCCTAGACATTTTTGCGCCAGGCGTTGATGTAGATGTTGCATCCATAAATGGTGGTTATATAACAGTTAGTGGTACTTCTTTCGCCGCACCATATGTTACTGCGGCTACTGCATTGATTCAATCAATTTCAGCGACCCCGCCATCTCATGCACAAGTTTTAAATCTTATATCTGCAACTTCGTCGAAGGGTTCTGTGTTGTTCAACAGAGAAAACTTTAGCGCCAATCAAAATAAGATTGTTCAAATTATCAATGGTGATATTACTGAGAACAAACAATATTATCTTGGAACGTTAACTGGCTCCGCAGAAGGTCTTTTGGTGCGCTCTGCGGTTTATGGTTTTAATTATATTAACAATTTAGATGTTCTTTTCCCAGACACTACAGGCGTGATATACACATTGGCGTGGGAAGATCCTGTGCAGGAACAAAAATATGCTGAACATGTTGTATTCGACGAACAGACCGGAGAAACAGCCATCAATATTCCAACATCCTTATTAGCAGAAGATGTTGATTTTGAAAAAATCAATATCAGTCTTTCAAAAGTTACACAATATTCGACGCAAACATGTAGTGGATTTTTCTACATTGCTCCTAGTGAAGAACCGCCAGTGTCTATAAGCGAAGATTTAAGATTTACTGACCATATTGATGTTAGCACTATGTCTTCTGGCTTTCTCCTTGTCGGAACCCGTGTCAATAAACAATAATGTATGATAAAACTTATATCATTCGGGGAGATTCTCCCCTTGTGGAAAAAATTATGGCCCGATACCGAAGTAATCAAGCCGCACAATGAGTGGGAATTTCTGGGTGGATATAATCCAGAAGTTCCCTTCTCTGACGTTTGGTTTATAGGTTACTACGACGATGATAAATTAGTTGGCTGTAACTCTTGCTTCATGTCATCAAAGAATCATCTGCGATCCAGAGGAATTTATATCCTACCTGAATATCGTGGCAAGGGTATATCTAAGTTTCTCTTCGACGAAACAATAAAAATTGCTAAACAAAACGATGCGGAACTCGTGTGGAGTTATCCTCGTCTAGATGCTCTACCTAGTTATTTGGCAGTGGGGTTTGAAACAATCGGCGACCCGTTTACAGAGTTTGATTATGGTCCAAATATATGGGCAGTAAAATATTTGAAAAAGGGCTTGACGGCTATTCAAAAATAGCGTATAACTTAGTTAATGAATAATAATGGAGTCTTGAATGAGTGAAGTTAATCTAATCGGTCTTACAAAGCCAAGTGCCTACACAGAATGTAATACTGCCAATGAACTTGTTGCATGGGCAGCAAGAGTATCTAATCCGTCAAATCAAAACAATACAGCAACAGCACCTAAACTGGTTCAGTATCTAATCAAGAACCAGCACTGGTCACCATTGGAGATGGTACATGTATCAATGGAAATTAAAACAACTCGTGACATCGCTCGGCAAATTCTTCGCCATCGATCCTTTTCGTTCCAAGAATTTTCGCAGAGATATGCAGACCCGACTAAAAGCCTTGAATTTGTCACTAGAGAAGCACGACTACAGGACGCCAATAACCGACAAAACTCGGTGGAATTGGGATCCGGAAACAATGAATTGGCCGAACAATGGGCAATGAGACAGGTAAACGCCACTGATGCCGCTTTAGATGCTTATGAGTGGGCAATTGAGAATGGTATTGCCAAAGAACAGGCCCGCGCCGTTCTACCTGAAGGTAATACAGAGTCCATCATTATCATGGCAGGTTCGCTACGTTCGTGGGTTCACTACTGCCAACTTCGTATGGACAAAGCCACACAGAAAGAACACCGCATCGTAGCAGAACAGTGCTGGGAGATTATTGGTCAACACTTTCCCGATGTAATCAAGGCACTAGATGACATGGCGGCATGGGCAGAGTTCGAAAGAAAACTACCTTGACCAAAAATCTGAAAACTTTTTCAAAACCAGCAGACCCAATTTTTTTCGCGCCAAATTTTTAACTCAAAAAAGTCGGGTAGAAAATAATGAAAATTCTTGTTACGGGCCACGAGGGATTTATCGGTAGAAATGCCATGCGCATTCTATCAAAAGACTTTCAGGTTATTCCATATCAAGGCGATATTAGAGATTTCAAGATTTCTGAATATTACTATGGTGTATTACATTTGGCAGCCCTTGCTGGTGTTAGAAAGAGCTGGCTAAATCCCGAAGAATACTGGGATGTAAATGTCGCCGGTTCAAAGAAAGTGTTCGATGAATGTGAACGCCTTAACCTTAGATGCGTTTACGCTTCATCTTCCTCTATATACGAATGGTGGAAGAATCCGTATGCTACCAGTAAAAAGGCTATGGAAGAACTGGCACCCGAATATTCCGTGGGTATGAGATTTCATACTGTTTATGGGCCAGATTCTAGACCTGATATGTTTTATGATATGATGCTAAACAACAAAGTAGAATATTTGACAGACCATAAACGAGACTGGACACATGTAGAAGATGTTGTCTCCGCAATCAAAATTATCTTGACAGATACAAGAATTTCGTGTAAATTAGATATTGGTTCTGGTGATCCAGTATCAGTAATCGATGTTGCCAACGCATATGGATATCGTGATGTTCCAATAAAAGAAGTCTTCGGTGAAAGACAAGAGACACATGCAGACATATCCATACTAAAAAGTTATGGTTGGGAACCAAAGTTCAACATTCTAGAGGAAGCGAAAAATGCCAGAAACAGTTAAGGTACAATATGATGCAGTTTCAGACGAATATTATATCGCTTGGGATGGACTTGAGAAAGAAACTGGGTGGAAGCCCGGTGATACAATAATTTGGATAGAAAATAAAGATGGGAGTTATACATTGACTAAGAAGAATAATAATTATCAGAATGATGTTGAACAGTTTATGGTCGCAGCCGACCAGTATATTGGTGCAACTCCACATCTAAATGAAAATAACGAGGCTCAAGCCAAGCTATATATTGATCTAATTGATGAAGAATTCCGTGAACTTTGTGACGGGTTTCTTCGTCGGCACATTGGAGATGTTGCTGACGGCGGCGCAGATTTAGTATGGGTCGTTAAGGGATTGTTTGCCACACTAGGCATCAACTTTGATGCTGTATGGGAAGAAGTTCGTGCGTCGAATATGAGCAAGGTTTCCGAGAGTGGAAAGATTAAGAAGCGGGCAGACGGTAAGATTCTGAAACCAGATACTTACTTTAAACCAGACATCGAAAAAGTGTTAAAGGAACAGGGACTATAAATGGCAAAAGAGAATTATCTGGATATTCAAATTGACTTATCACGGGACTCCCTGTTTGACAAACTAGGTATTCAGCGACTTCAAGAATCATACATGAAGGATGACGAAACGTCTCCTCAACATCGATTCGCTTTTGTTTCAAAGACGTTCGGTTCTAATCCTGAACATGCGCAGCGTCTATATGAATATGCATCAAAGCACTGGTTGTCATACGCCACTCCGATCCTCTCGTTTGGTCGGTCAAAGCGTGGTATGCCAATCAGTTGTTTTTTAAACTTCATTGATGATACTGCGGAGGGTCTAGTTGAAAATCTTTCAGAAACTAACTGGTTGTCTATGCTTGGTGGCGGCGTTGGTATTGGTTTTGGTATTCGCGCCGCAGATGATAAGTCTACTGGCGTTATGCCTCACCTTCGCACTTATGATGCTTCTTCTATGGCTTACCGTCAAGGTCGCACTCGTCGTGGTTCTTATGCTGCTTATCTGGATATTTCTCACCCTGATGTTGGGCTTTTTCTAGAAATGAGAAAACCGACGGGTGACCCGAATATGCGGGCGCTCAATTTGCACCATGGAATTAATATCACCGACGATTTCATGCAAATCATCGAACGTTGCATGGCAGATGATGATACTGATGATAGCTGGAATCTGACTGATCCAAAGTCAGGTGAAATTCGTGATACTGTTTCTGCTAAGGAACTTTGGCAGAAGATACTCGAACTTCGAATGATGACAGGTGAGCCTTACATTCACTTTATCGATGCCTCGAACCGTGCGTTGCCAGATTTTCAGAAGGCATTGGGCCTAAAGATACATCAATCCAATCTCTGCTCTGAAATCATCCTTCCTACCGATAGAAAACGCACGGCTGTTTGCTGCTTGTCTTCGGTTAACTTGGAATACTATGATGCATGGTCCAAGGACCCTCTGTTCTTGAAAGACATGGCAGAGATGCTTGACAATGTTCTACAGTATTTCATTGATAATGCACCAAAGCAAGTTTCGAGAGCAATCTACTCTGCCAAGCGCGAACGTTCGATTGGTATTGGCGCACTGGGCTTCCATGCTTACCTTCAACGTAAGAAAATTGCGTGGGAATCGGCTGTTGCTAAGGGTACCAATATGCGTATGTTTAAGCATATCAAGAACCGTCTAGATACTGCGAATTTAGAACTTGGTGCAGAACGAGGCGAAGCACCTGATGCTGCTGGTACGGGTCGCCGTTTTAGTCACATGCAAGCTATTGCGCCTAATGCATCTTCATCCATCATCATGGGCAATACCAGTCCATCGATTGAACCATGGAGAGCAAACGCATATCGTCAAGATACATTATCTGGTTCATTCCTTAATAAGAATAAATACCTTGACTTTATTATCAATATAGAAGCTGCAAATCACAAAGATGGTTGGTATGACGAGACTTGGTCTTCGATTATCGCCAACGATGGTTCTGTGCAGCACCTTACATGGATGGATGCAATAACCAAAGAAGTATTTAAAACTTCGATGGAAATTGACCAACGGTGGGTCATTGAACACGCGGCAGACAGACAGAAGTTTATTGATCAGGCACAGTCTCTCAATCTATTCTTCCGTCCAGATGCTAATATAAAATATCTTCATGCGGTACACTATCTCGCATGGAAACAGGGTCTAAAAACTCTATACTACTGCCGCTCCGAAAAGATTGGTAAGGCAGATAAAGTATCGAAGCGCATTGAACGTGAAGCGATTAAAGAAATCGACTTTAAGGCAATGATTGATGGCGATGCTTGTATAGCTTGCGAAGGGTAAACGAATGACACAATATTTTGCACAAATAGTATCAAAACCAGATTGCCCATATTGCGTAAAAGCAAAAGAGTTTATGCAGGGTATGGATATTAAATATACTGAGATGGTAGTTGGCCAAGATTGTGTCTGGGAAGACATTACGGCACAACTTCCTAACGTTACCACTGTGCCCCAGATTTGGGTTAACGGTGAACATGTTGGTGGTTATGACGATCTAATCAAATGGGCATCGGAGGTATAATGTCTAATCTTTTAAGCGAACGTTCTTATTTCAAACCTTTCAATTACCCATGGGCATATGATGCTTGGTTGAAGCACGAACAGTCGCACTGGCTTCACACTGAAGTTCCAATGGTTGAAGATGTCAACGATTGGAAAAAGCGGCTCACTGATGGTGAAAAGCACTTTCTCACTAATATTTTTCGTTTCTTTACGCAAGGCGATATCGATGTTGCGGGCGGTTATGTAAACAACTATCTACCATATTTTCCTCAACCTGAAATTCGTATGATGCTTATGGGATTTGCTGCCAGAGAAGCATTACATGTCGCAGCCTACTCACATCTTATTGAAACTCTGGGTATGCCTGAAACGACATATCAAGAATTTCTTGAGTATGATTCAATGAAAGCAAAGCATGATTACTTCTTAGGCCTGTCGAATGCGGGCGCAACACCTGAAACTATCGCTACTAATATTGCTGCATTTTCGGCGTTTACTGAGGGTATGCAACTGTTCTCATCCTTCATCATGCTCTTAAACTTTCCCCGCCACGGAAAGATGAAGGGAATGGGCCAGATTGTTACTTGGTCAATCGTTGATGAAACGCAACACGCCGAGTCGATGATTAAGTTGTTCCGGTCATATGTTGAAGAGAATAGAGATATCTGGAATGACGAGCTAAAGTCTAGCATATATACCATCGCAGAAAAGATGGTAGAGCTGGAAGACAAGTTCATCGAACTTTCATTCTCCATGGGTGAGATGGAAGATTTAACAGAAGCCGATGTTAAAAAGTATATTCGTTACATCTGTGACCGCAGATTGATTAGTCTTGGTATGAAGGGTATTTTTAAAGTCAAGAAAAATCCACTGCCTTGGGTTGAAGAAATGATTAATGCACCCACTCACACCAACTTCTTTGAAAATCGTGCTACCGATTACGCCAAGGGCGCGCTATCTGGAACTTGGGAAAGTGTTTGGGGAGCAGCATAATGGAAGAACAGGAATGCTTTTCATGCGATGCCGTGTTTTTGGTAGAGCATGAATTGGATGAAGAATACTACAAAACTAAATACTGTCCGTTTTGTGGAACCAAGATAGCCGAAGAAGACCTCGAATTTGATGACTGGTACGAGGACGAATAAATAGTTCACACGTTGGAGTGAACTAATGGTTATTAAAAAGAAGAAGCCGTTGCCAAAGAAAGTGCATAGAGTTTATTGCACCTACTTTGACGACGGCAAATACTATATTGGTTATTCATGTAAGACTGATAAACTATTTGAAAAATATTTTGGTAGTTCTACATATGTTACTAACTACGAAGGCGAAATGCGCAAAGAAGTTGTTGCGGAATATGCGGGTAAATCTCACGCAAAAGCAGTCGAGCATATTCTACAATGGGAGTATCGATTTGATGATCGGTGTATCAATGACATGTGGAATGTTAGATTACGACTATCGCACTTGAAAGAATTAAAGTTACCTGACTGGAGACCTGGATGTTTTTCGCAGCCCTCTTGATGCTGGTAGCACTAGCGATTACTAGTGTAGCCGGTTATTTTTCAATATTAGGTTTGATGGCCATCTTTCCTGCTTCACCTATTGCAATCGCTGCTATGGGAATTGTCTTAGAACTAGCTAAACTTGTAACAGCAAGTTGGGTGTATCGTAACTGGAAGATTGCCAACAGACTATTGAAGACATACTTTACGATAGCAGTGGTAGTCTTGTCGTTCATCACCAGCATGGGTGTATTCGGCTATCTAAGTAAAGCGCATATTGAACACACCACTGTTGGTGGTTCAGCGCAATTGCAAATCGCACAATTAGAAAGTCAGAAGACTTCGGCTGAAAGGAGACTAAAGAATGCACAAACATCTCTGGATACTTTGGACCGACTCACTACTAGCGAAAATATCCTCGATGCTAATTTCATTAGAAATAGACAAAAGAGAGAACGCGCGGCCCTTAATAAGGAAATTGAGGCTGCGGCTGCAAACATTCAGACTATTGAGACTAATCTCATACCGCTCAAAACAGAGAACCTCATACTCGAAGCGGAAGTAGGACCAATCAAATACGTAGCGGAACTGTTCTACGGTAGTGGTGATAATGCCACCATCGACAAGGCCGTCCGTATGATGATTATCATTCTTATCTTTGTTTTCGACCCGCTGGCAATTCTTTTGATAATTGCAGCAAATATGACATTTTTAGGGTTGACAAAAAGAGAAGAATCAGATATAGTGAATATTGTCTCAGTTGAAGTGGATGAACCGAAAGCTCCAACCGAGACGCCAAAAGCTAAGAAAACACGTAAGCAGAAACCAAAAGCCCTTATACCAGAAGTTCCAGACTTCTTTCAGTTTGAGAAGCATGGTTCTACTCATGATGTTCCTATGCCAGATCCTCCTCGCCGAAATGCAAGGGGTCAAATTATAGTTGATGAAAAAAATATTAGGAGAATGTGAAATGATGACCGACGTTGAAGCAATGCGCGAAGACCTTACAAACAACCTTCGTGCTAAGGTAGGCACAGTTACTTTTACGAAGCAGAATGGTGATGAGCGGGTAATGCGTTGCACTCTACAGGAATCTGTGCTTCCCAAGCAGACCGAACTAGAAGAAGCCGTTCAGAAAAAGGGTCCTACTGATTCGCTGGCCGTATGGGACCTCGATAAGAATGCATGGCGTTCTTTTCGCTATGATACTGTAATTTCAGTAAAATTTGAGGGTTGACAAATACCTTGATATATCGTATAATGAGATATATTGACAAGGAGTGATTATGTATAAACTTAAGGTACCTGTTGCTGAGTCGAAGTTCGTCGGTGTCGAGCCTATCTGGGCCGATAGTTACGAACCTGTAAACTATCAAAGCGAATTTAGCAATGCTCTTAACTGGTATAACTATATTGTAGATGCCAAAGACTGCCGCGCTTTTCTCACCGATTGGTTCAAAACCGATAAGGAGAAACTAAAGACGGTCGGTCAGGTACCAGATAAGTTTCTACCTAGAACCTATGCCAACACGGCTCGAATTGCCATGCGTGGTTTCCCAGTAAGCGAGGTTCACCAGAACCGCATCTGGGAAAAGATTCAGGAAGTGGCAAACAAGCGAATCAAGTCAGATGACGATGATGAGCCTGTTGCCGCTCCTGTGATCAAGATAGTCAAGCCCGTTAAACTGGCTTCTACCTACATCTTGTCTCTTGTAAATGATGAAATCGAAAATCTTATCACTGGCGAAGACAATAAGAACATGGCTCAGATTCTAATGCCATATAAGATGAATGATAAGCAGTATGCGGCTTGTGCTGATAAGCTCCAGCCTCTTCTGGCAGAATATTCAGAAGTTCTGGAACTTCGTCGGACAGATAGAAAGACTTTGACCGAAGAACAGATAGAGTTTATGGATTCTTTCCCCTTCCCCGGTATCACACTCATCAAGAAGATTGTCCAGCTTATCGAAGGTTATGTCAATGACCTCAAGAAGGCTTATGTTAGTAAGCAAGTTGCCAAGGTTCGCAGTAAGAAGCCCAAAGATAAAACTAAACTGGTACGGGCAGTCAAGTTCTTGGTAGAAGACCCTAAGTTCGGCAAGAGCGTTGACCCCATCAACCTTCTTAACTGTAGCGAAATCTGGGCGTTCGATACAAAGACCCGCAAGATTTCCAAGTATTATAGTCCAGTCGGTGGTGGCATCACTGTAAAGGGTGCATCTCTCGTGGGTTATGACGAGGCCATGTCCAGTTGCAAATTGCTTCGAAAGCCAGAAGAACAGATTCCTGCATTTTCTGCGACCGCTAAAAAAGACTTGACAAAATGGTATTCTTCTGTTAAAAGTAAGAATGCGAATGTGCGCCCTCGACTCACGGCAACAACTTTAATTTTGAAAGTCTTTTAATGTCAGATAATGATAACATTACATATCTTCGACCTCGTGCGGCACCGCCCACAAAAGAAGATTTGGAATCCTACAATTACTTTCTTGAAGGTGCTACTGAATATGCTGCATATCAGGAAGCTGAGGCTTTTGCCGCTGCTTGTATGAACGGCATTCTAAGAGCCGCAGATAAGAAGCTGGGTAAGCTAGATGACAATATTACTGGGGACGCCGCCGTGATTGCTGTTATGATTCAGGGTATGTTTATGCGTCAAGCTGGCGTTCATTGTCCAGAAATCAATCTGTTGGATGACATTCGCGAAATCTTAAATAAGACTGGAGTGAGCGAATGATTGTAGTAGATTTTAATCAGGTAGCAATTAGCAATATGATGGTAGAACTTGGTGGTCGCCGTGATATAGAGGTCAATCTGCCTCTGATTCGTCACATGATTATCAATTCAATCCGTTCTTATAAGCGCAAGTTCGGACCAGAGTTTGGTGAGATTGTTATTGCATGTGATAATCGCCACTACTGGCGCCGCCAGTTCTTCCCTAACTACAAGGCTAATCGTAAGAAGAGCCGTGCAGACAGTGGCTTTGATTGGAATTCCATCTTCGAAGCATTGCACCAGGTTCGTGCAGAGTTGTCAGAACACTTTCCGTATCCTGTCATCGATGTTGACGGCGCAGAAGCAGATGATGTAATAGGTGTTTTGGCAGAATATAGTCAAACTTCGAATGTCGATGGCCTTCTGCCCAGTGCAGAGCCGTTTCTCGTTCTTTCTGGTGACCATGACTTCAATCAGTTGCAGAAGTGGTCGAACGTCAAGCAGTATGCTCCGGTTCAAAAGAAGTTTGTTAAGATAACAGAACCCCCTGCCGCAGTTCTTATGGAACACATTATCATGGGTGATAAGGGTGACGGTGTTCCTAACATTCTATCAGATGATGATACGTTCGTCACTGGTTCACGCCAGCGTCCCATGAAGAAAGATAAGGTTGCTGAGTGGAAACACCAGAAGCCAGAAGACTTCATCACCAGTGATGAAATGTGGCGCAACTTCCAGCGCAATCGCGAACTGGTTGACCTGTCGCGTATTCCTGAAGACATCAAAAATGATGTTATAGATAGTTATGAGAAGCAGAAAGGTGGAGACCGCAGTGGTCTCCTAAACTACTTTATTGCAAACCGTATGAAACAGATGATTGATTTGATCGATGAATTTTAATAGTTCCGACGAGCGAGTAGGCATCACGGCCAGTTGCTTTGACCTGTTTCACGCGGGCCACGTTCTTATGCTGCAAGAAGCCAAAGAACAGTGTGACCGATTAGTTGTAGCGTTACAGACTGACCCAACGATTGACCGCCCAGAGAAGAACAAACCCGTTCAATCTCTGGTAGAACGGTATATTCAGGTGCAAGCCTGTAGGTATGTGGACGATATCATTCCATATACGACGGAAGAAGACTTGCTAAATATACTACAATGTTATGACTGGGATGTTCGCATCATTGGCCAAGATTATTACGGTAAGCGGTTTACTGGTGACGAACTAGATATGGAAGTTTATTACAATAGTCGCAGGCACAGCTTTAGCACTACTGAATTGAGAAAGAGAATTAGCGATGGCAACAAGATTACCACCTAAAAAGTTTAAGTATATCAATGAAGCCCTAGATTGGGTAACAGAGGTAAAGGAAGTAGACGAATTGCGCGAACGAGTTCGGGCAGTCTCTCTTGGCAACTCTATTTTTATGCGTTTCCTAGCTTGGGGCGTAGGATATGAACAGGGACCATATAATCTACCTGATGGTAAGACACCCATTAAGAATGAAGGACTACCATCTGGTATGTCTGACACCACTATCACAATGGAATTTAGACGCATTCTAACTCTTCTTCCTAATGGCAGCGCAGCAAATGTCGCTCAGTGGCGCCGAGAAGAAATCTGGATGCAGATTTGTCAGGGTGTTCATCCTGACGAACAAGTTCTTTTGGATGCGGCAAAAGATAAGACAATTCTGGATGTTTATCCTGCTCTTGCCGATGTGCTAGATAGTTTTCTTACTGGTTGGAAAAAGCCCGAGGTTAAGAAGAAGAAGGTATCAAAAAAGCCCGAGAGTATCTCCTAAGAATAACGAAAATATTTGTTAGAGGACAACAGATTCCAGTAACCTGGGGTGTAAAAAAACCTTGGGGTTTGTAACACTAATAAATAACTGTTCTCAAACTTTCAAACGGAGATACTTTGATGGGCGCAATTCTGGAACATAAGCATCTAATCATTCGTGCAGAATTAAAAAATCCACCTAAATGCGTAGAAGCAATTCAGGACTGGATGAAACTTTTGGTCGCTAACATTGATATGAAGATACTTATGGGTCCATATGCCGTCTATTCTGATATGATAGGCAATCAAGGTTTGACAGCGGTAACCATTATCGAAACTAGCCATATTGCTATGCATGTGTGGGATGAAGTAAACCCTGCATTGATGCAACTGGATGTCTATACCTGTTCGAAGCTGAACGTTAATGATGTATTTCTGGCTCTAAGTGATTTTATACCGGTAAATGTTGAATTTAAGTATATTGACCGCGAACATGATTTGACATTGCTGGATAAAGG